TGCAAAATGGAATAAGAATTTTTTAGAGAACCAATACCGTGAGTCGTTTGAGCAGAGTCCGTTTTATCTGCGATTTAGAAAGATTGATCAAGTAAAGGACATATTCAATGAGCTTTGTATTCAGGCCAATTAAGTACACATTTTGGAGCACGTTCGGGGATAACACCCCGAACGACTTCATCGCTTGTTACATCGAACCACGTTTTGGTAATGCTGATGGTGTAGCAATACGACGACGTCTCGCTCGTGAGATTGGATGCACTGGGTTGAGAACTGGTATCGAGTGGCTGTGTCATGACACACAGTACAGCATGTACTCTGAACGGCATTGCATGATAGGTTTTGCCGAAGTTCTTGAACCTATTACCGTTGAATCAAAAGCACAGGCTAGATCTATCTGTGCATTTATGGAGTTAAAACAATAATGATTAAAGCAAACTGCAAGTACACATTTCAGCCTGTAGGTATGGATTTATTCTATCCACATGACATCAATGCTGGAGAAGAAGTAACTGTACTGCCTACACCACAAGGTTGCCCTAACCCACGACCAATGAAAATGGTTTACGTGCGTTCTAGCAATCAACCATGTGTGCTAGTTCTTATGAACAGCCTACAACCAAGGAGTAAAAAATGAGTGAATGGTTCAGCTTGGAAGACCGCAACTATCAAAACGACCACCGTGTACGCGGTGGTCGTGATCGTTGGTGGATAGATATTAATGAACGCAAGATGTTAGTGAGACATAAGTATGACAGTGAAGACAACAAACAAGTTTGGTACAACTTTAAGTATGAAACATGCGATACATGTGATGGTAAAGGCCATCATGTTAATCCTTCTGTTGATTGTGATGGTCTAACGTATGAAGACTTATACGATGATGGTTATGCTGAAGACTACTTCAGTGGTGTATATAACGTGGCTTGCTACAAGTGCCATGGACTAAGAGTCATGCCAGTAAAGTTTGGTGTGCCAATATTTTTAGTTGAAGATAAAGATTACGGTGATGATGATGAGTGATGACAACATATTTTTGCAAGCATGGAATGAGATTATTGAAGACCGTGAGGTAGCACAAGATTGCTACCTTTCTATTTATCAATGCGAATCATATTACGGTGGGCCAGAGGAAGGAGGATGGTGGGGTTATCTACACATACTAAAAGAGTATTGCAAATGCTCGTCTCGTGAGGCAGCAGAAATGCTAATGGAAAAACTACAGGAGCGTTGTGAGCAATTAAATAAAGAATCAAAAATAGCTGATGGAAAAGATTGTCTGCGTCACATGGAACGCGCTGATCGGCGTGGTGAAGACGTTAGTGATGACGGATATGACGGACCATCGACATACTACATGGTAATAGAATCGATGCCGGGAGAGAATCAAATTACAACAAAGAGTCATTATGAATAAAAGATACAAAGAAGAGTACTACCATGCAGCAGCTGAGATGATCATGCAAACTGCAGCAACCATCTGGGAATTGCAGTGGCACAACAGCGAATGGAAAGACTGCCCAGTCAACGCACACAGAACATATAGCATCGACGTACTTGACGAGGTAGATCCACACTATACGTGGACGTTTCGCATTGAGTGTGGCTTTGCACTAGACTGCGTGGGCAAAAAGTGTGAGGGCGAATGCGATGACCTTAGTACCGTCGGTGTAAACATTGGCTGGGATGGAATTAGCGAAGAGGAAGCGCATTACATATGTGACATTATCGACAACGACGACAACAAATACAGTAAATATTGGTTTTGGAATGACGGAGTAACAAAATGACAGCAAGAGAATATCTCAACAAGTTTGGGCTGGATGCAAATCCAGCCCTTTTTACTAACGTAACCAATGGCAAACATATGAAGCCTAAGTACAACTCTTATTGCTTCTATGATGGCGTATCACAACTCGATCGGCGTTCGCCTATCATTGCTGTTATGTCTAACTGTCAGTACAACCCAGAGGATTACAATATCAAAACTGGTGATATGCTGCAGACCTACATCATTATGCGTAATGTTCATCCACAGCATGCCATTGACTTTATGCTTGACGATTGTATCTGTGGTAAATGCGTACACAAAAAGGGATGGAAGGTACACATTGTCAATGGCAAGCGCAAGTTAGTACGTACTTGCTATGTCAATATCGGCAAGGGTGTTACTGCAATATGGGAATCATTCCAGAAGGGCAAGATACCAATTGTATCTAGCACTGTTGCTGCTACTATACAAATTGTTGCTGGCAAGCCAACACGCATGGGTTCATACGGTGACCCTGTAGCCGTGCCGTTCCCTGTGTGGGGTGACATGCTACGTTATAGCCTTGGCCATCGTGGTTACACACACCAATGGCGTAGCAAGATTGCAGCTCCTTTCAAGGGCATATTGCAAGCGTCATGCGATAACTACACTGATCAGTATGACGCAGAGCAAGCCGGATGGGGTACATTCACTGTCCTGCCTGAGCACGACTACGTCAATCGTCGGCACGTAGCATATAGCAAGGGTATGAAGCAATGTCCTAGCGACCCATTCATCAATGAGATGCGAGCGTATCGTAACATGCTACCGATGCACACAACCTGCGTAGGTTGTCCTGCATCTCTTCAATGTGATGGCGATAGTCATGTTGTCATCCGCGCCCACGGCCCTGCAGCCAAGTGGGTTTAATTAAACAAACAAAATAAACACGAGGTAACACAATATGTTTTATTCAGTATGTGAGATGGAAGAGTGGTCAACTGACCACTATGACTATGCACGTGATCAACACTATACAGAAGACGGGGAGATTCTCTCTCCGTGCGTTGGTGTAGAGTTGATGTCACGTGTGGGCAAAATGATATTTACTGATGTCAGCGTCGTGTACGAAGACAGACGTGTCATCGAATTCATTGACGAGGCTGTCAAACAGATGAAGATTGACCGACCAACAAGCGACGAGATCGAGAAGTTCTGTGCGCTTGTTGCATCTACATATCACGAGTCAAACATCGACGAGTTCAACGACGCAATGTTTGAGTTTATATACGACTGCACATACAGCGAGTGGACAGACATGTACAGTGGTCAGGACTTGTACGACGATTGCTCATTACTGCAACCAGATGGATGGGGGGAAGACTGATGACAGAAGAAAATTGGGATGATCATAATCTAGCATTTGAAATTGCGTTACGTAAACTCCGGGAGGATTTCCCGGAGTTTTATGTTGAAGCATGGGGTCCGTGGGATTACTGTGTTGGCTTTAACAACGATGAGTTTCACAGTCATGACGAATTAGAAGCTCAAATAATGGACGACATAGACATGTGGCCAAATGTAGTTGAGATACTACACGACACATTTGACGCTAACTACGGAACCAATTGGGATAGGTTGCGTAATGCAGTAATCGAAGCAAGACGTACAGCACAGGAGTTAAAAAACAATGCAAGCAAGTGATACACACGTGAAATGGATAATAGGAGATATTGACCGAGAGTTTTGGTATGACCAAATATATGAAGGCGCACGTTATTGCCAATGGATTAATAGTTGGACTATCAATTGGCTTGGCAACGCAAAAGATTACTTCCATGTTGACATTCAAGATGATGAAGGCAAAATGCACTGCGTTTCGTCAGTAGATGTATTGCTGTGGTTGCGAAAAGCATGGATGCTTGGAGATCGCTCGTTTGAGGAGGAGCAAGATGTAGATCAAGATGTTATCGACACAATGCTTCAAGAAATATGTTTTGGTGAATTAGTTTACGGATAAGGAATAGAACAATGCCTAATTGGTGTATGAACGAGTTAACAATCACTGGCCCAGCAGACAAAGTGTCTGCTTGGGCTGAGTTACACACTACAAAGTATGAGACAAGCACATCAGTACTAGACTTCAACAAGTCTGTGCCAGAGCCATTGGATGAGAATGGTTGTGGTGATGTCAACTGGCAATACAATAACTGGGGTACTAAGTGGGGAGCTTGCGACACAGGCTACTTAGACTTCAAAGAAGGTCACATTGTTATTGGTTTTGATACAGCATGGGGTCCAGCTGACACATGGCTACACACTATGTCTGACATGTTCCCTGATCTTGAGTTCCATTGTAGATATGCTGAACCCGGCATGATGTTTGCTGGTGATATCTACGCAGGACCAAAAGGATACAGCCACGAACAGCGTTCAGATGATGACCTAACAGATGACGACCTACATCTTATGGGTGCTGAAACGTGTGTTCAATGTGAGAACTGGGAACACAAATGCACCTGTGAGTAGGGTATACTCATGTATTACTTTAATGATCGAAAGGTTTTTATGTTACAAGATTTAATTAATTTGCTTAATGCAATGAAGAAGAATAGTGATTACAAAGATGGGTGGGATAAGTTAGAGCCACTAATTGGGTTAAATGGTGTAGTGTCGTTATCGTGGCCGCAATGGCGCCTTAAGATTGTTACATTTCGTATGCCTAAAGATTGGGACGGCAGTACCGAACAGGCAGAAGAAATACGCACCATTGACAATTTGTATTGGCACAACGATCAAATCATATGGATTACCGACAAGAATAAGAATCAATACGATGAATCTACACTTGTGCGTGTAACTATTGCCGAGATCATTGACGAGTTTCTATCTGGTAAATGGACTCCACCTTGGAAATGCGGATATTGCGTCTCGCGCCACAAAGGTATGCTACAACCTAGATACTAATGCCTACACGTAAACGTAGTAATTATCATCCTGTCTGCTATGTTGTGTCCGGTAACGGGCACAATGTAGCAGTCAGTAATCAATTTGTAGCAAAAATCATCTACCAATTATGGATACAGTTAAGTGTCAGTAAAAACATCGCCACAACAGTGACTATTGACGCATACATGTCTCCTAACTCGTGGTCTACGTGGAGTCGTAGACACATCATTGCTTTATTGAATGGCACTTGGACCAAACGGCTAATCTGTAAAGCAACTGTTGCTAATGGTGAATACAAAGAACATATGTACAACACACAAATAAAAATCACAGGCGATGAATATGAATCATTTGCCAAACACACATACTCAAAACTATCCAGACCAGTAGCTCACGCATTACACAATGCATTGATGTATCCAAATATCTTGCAATTGATTCTGCGAGCGCCTACTGCACTATCTGCACGTGTTGCATTAAAGGTTGAGGGATACCTCAAATGGCAAGACGGAACAACAATTAACCATATCGATAAAGTGTGGGAGTACCTGCACTTTGAAGTCAGACGAACCGGAACATGACAGTGATCTAGGTTGGAAGCTTTTATTCTTCTGGATAAGTATGTTGATAATGCTTCTTCATCGACGTATCTTTGATGGGAAATGAAAACTACACAATATTCAGAAGCTCTATTTCAAAAACAAGTGATTACACTGTTGACTGCTTGTGGCTACACAGTTATAGAAGTTGGTAAATCACGTGGCAAAACAAAATGTCCGTCGTGTAACAAATATCATTACTCAACTGGATGGCAAGGCAATACTGTAGGCGCACCTGATTTATACATACATAAACCAGAGTGGTTAGGCATTGCCATTGGTATAGAGCTTAAAACACCGAAAGGAGCCGTACGCAAAGAACAACAAGAACTAGCAAATAAAAGCGTGGTAACGATATGCAGAACACTAGAAGATGTAGTCAATGCTGTTACCGCGATAGACAGACGACTGAATGTAGAAAGTAAACTGGAGAAATTAAATTGGATTCTGTAATTAAATGCCCTGTAGCATTTACAAATCATGACGTATGGGTAGATACATCACAATACGACAGGATATATGTAGCAACTAAAAATGATGACAGAAACTCATTTTTAAGCGTAGATAAAGACGGTTGGTTTTTCATACCAGCATGGACTCTAAAAGAAAATGCTGAAAAGTACATTGAGTCACATGATTTAGTTGGCGTACATGAAATTATCAACATTTCCGTTACTGAGTTGTGTTTACTTGCACGTGCAGTAATGATCAATGGCGTACCTATGTTGGTATCTGGCACTAACATTGCTGAAAACATACTTAGCTCATATGCACCTACACCTACAATATATTCATGTATTACAAGTATGTGGCATTACGCTGAAATAAGTGGCGAAAAAGTTCGCACAGAGAATGGAGAACTATACGTACAGCTATCCGCATCAGTGCTGATGGCTAAACTCTACAATGACAAACCAGAACTATTTCAAGCCATTATTGATGATGAGCTTGAGGTCAAAACAATGATGTTTAAACAGTTAGTACAACAGGAAGAATATGTGTATACAGACGGCGAATTACTCAATGTAAAGAAAGGTTTAGAGACCAGCAAGGTTTTACGAAAGGAAATAGAAGATAACAATGTTTAATCCACGTGATCATTTTTTAAATCTGAAAGGTAAACAATATTTACCTGTAGCACCACGTATTGCATGGTTCCGAGAGGAACATCCAGACTGGACAATTATGACGTATGCAGTGCCCGAACTTTCGGGTACTGACTACTGTACATTTGCTGCTGAGATTCATGATGCAACAGGCCGACTGATTGCAAAAGCACATAAAACTGAGCATGAGAAACACTTTGCCGATTACAGGGAAAAAGCAGAAACTGGTGCAATTGGTCGAGCACTTGCACTGTGTGGATACGGCACGTTGTTTGCTCAAGAGTTAGAGGAACCTGTTACGCCAGCTGGTGACATACGCATAGTTGATGCACCACAGCAAGCTAAGGCCAATACGCTTACTGCTGGTAAACAGTTTGCATTTGAGTGCAAACGTATATGGGGTACAGACATCACACCATCAGATATGAAACGTGTGTTTGCACGTCTTGCTGGACATACAAACACTACAGAAGAAAACTTAAAATTGGTTATAGAGGTATTACAGGGATTCAATAAACCAGAAGAAGCAGAAGCAGTATTTTTAGCAATAGAGGAAGAAGGACTCAATGGATAAATCTAAGTTTGATATTATTGGTGACGCATATTACGATGTCGAGACAGGTGAATACGCTGGCCCAGTAGACGGCTGGCTTGGCGAGGAACTGGTATCAGAGGATGACGTGCTACTTGCTATGCAGCGTTTACTTAAATACGAGACGGAGCTTAAAGCTGAGCAACTAGCAATGCAATCTGTTGTTGATCGATGCAAGCAAATGGTCAAAGACAAAGAACGTAAAGTTCAATGGTTGCAAGCACGATACGGTGCGCAGATTGCTGACTTTGCCAAGACACAACTCGTAGGTAAAGCCAAGACATGGAAATGTCCGTGGGGTCAAGTTGCATTTCGCAATACTCAACCGACGTTTACTATTCACGATGAAGCAAGAGCTGCTCTGGTTATTCCTATAGGAACCGATGCTGTACAGATAAACTACAAGGTATACAAAAGCAAAATACCAAAAGAGGTTCAACTTACGCTTGTTGAGCAGTATCCTGACATATTTTCTGTGACAGAAGCCACAGAGAATGTATCTATCAAAGCATTGACAGCAAGCGACACTGAGGAGTAAGATTGCATTGCCCCTGAAACTATATCAACACAGGGGTAAACAACTACCAAATAGGGACCACGGCATAAACACCGTGGTCCTTTTGTCCCACAGAAAGAAAGAGAATGAGTGACGAATTAGTTTACATTGGCAGTATTCCAGATGCAGTAAGCGTTACTGATGTAGGTTTACAGTTTAATCACGACATTGAATATGATCAGTGGTTGCGACTGATGGCTACACTGCAACAATTAACTACAGCGTTTCAGTTTGCAATCGGAGACGCACTTAACTATGGACAAAAACGTTATGGTGAAAAGTATGCACAGGCTATGGATGCTACTGGCTGCGCTTATCAGAGCCTTGCTAACTGGAGCTGGGTTTCTAATCATGTTCCTATTAGTAACCGCGTTGCAGGTCTTAGCTGGACTCACCATCGCTTGGTTGCAAATATGGGAACGGAACAGCAGAAGCAAATCCTAGAGTCTGCAAAAGCACGTGGAATATCTGTAACAGAGTTTGAACGTGAGTTGAAAGGCGAGAAAGAAGAAGAAAAGAAACCACTTAAAACAATAGAAATACCATCAGGCTGGTCAGTTGATGATGTCAACAAGGCACTGTCTTTGATTAGTACTACACCAATACCACTACAAGAAATATATGACGCAGGTCTTACTAAGTTATCTGAAGATGATGACGTTCAACGAGTAAGGTATTGCGATCAATGTCCATATAACCAATAAGGAATTCCAATGATTACTGTATTTAACGGCAAGTCTTTTGGCTTGTCCGGTGCATCGTCGTCTGGCTTTGTGCAGATTGACAGACTCCTTGTCAATCACATTGCAAGCTTTACACCGTCTGGATTCATAACATTCATGGCTTTGGTTATGCATGTTGATAATGAGGGATACTGCTGGCCTAGCATTAAACGTTTATGTGAATGCACAGGCTTGTCGGAGACAACAGTAAAGACTGCACTACATCACCTGTCATCAATGAAAATCAATGACTGTCGATTGCTGGAAATCAATGGCAGAACTTCTCCTAATGGGAGAACAACAAGTAATGGATACAAACTGTTTCCAGATTCTGTACAGCACTCTGAAGATGTAAAGGTACAAGCAGTAAAGCAAGTACAGAAGGAGGTAGCTAAAGAAAATGATCCTGCATTTCCTTTAATGCAAGCATTTATGATCGAAAGATGGGGTCCATTTTCAAGCGAGAATATTACTGATAAGGATTGGAAAAATAATAGGTTAATCATTTGGCAAATGCATAAAGCTGGCGTCAAGCCGTGTGATGTTATTGAAAAAGTCAAGACACTCAAAAGCAAATGGCAATTAGAGATGATTACTGTTAGATCACTTTGGAAGCATTGGGATACATATGCTTCATCGACGTATGGGAAAGTTACAAAAACTGCAAAGATAGAGGATTGGTTTAATGACAACGACTGATAAATTACTGGCGATTCTTTCACAACTACCTAGCTCAATACCATGGACAGAGACGAGTGATACCGTGTATAGGGTTGCAGTCAAAGGTTTACCAGATGAAGATATCAAGCTTGGTATGCAACGCATTCTTACACGCACAAAATTTCGCCCTACTCCATCTGAGGTTCTACTAAACGTAGCAATAGCAAAGTATGGCGATGCGCAACCACACATGGTTACTCAGGACATATCGGAAGCAATACGTCTTGGCCTTGACCCAAATAAACTTCATCCTACAGTTGTACTAGTGTTGCGTAAGACTGGTGGATTACGTGCATGGCGAGTAGAGCCACCACTTAAAGGGCAACAACTTGCCGATGTTATTAGTGAAGTGTTATTGGTCAGATTAACGGATTACATTAATGAGCAACAGTAAGAGTCTTGGTTTTAACATAGAGATTCCATACGATGTTATGAGTGAGCAATCACTCATAGCATCTATCCTTCTCGGTGGCAATAAACTATTCAAGTCAATGCAACGCATTGATAAGTCTATGTTCTATCGTGTTGCCCACAGTTTGATATGGGATGCATATAAAGCTGTAGATGATGCCAACAAAGAAATAGACATTGTCACGATCAATGAGGAATTAGTAAAGCGTAATGCGCTAGAAGCATGTGGTGGCCTTGCATATCTGATGCAGTGTGCAGAACTGCTACCAACTACAGGTCACTGTAATAGTTATGCTGACCTTGTATGGGAATACCATAAGAGGCGTGAGATTATATTTGCATCCGAACATGCAAGTAAGCGAGCATCTACTGGTGATGAACCCACTGAAAATATAATCGCCGATTTAAATAAATCTGTTACATTCATTCAATCCGGAAAGGCTGTAGATGATTTATCTGTATTAATTTCTGACATTACAACAGAAGCTATCCACCGCACTGAAGACGCAATAGACTACAGTGTTTCTAGCGGATTTATGGACGTTGACAGTATTACTGGTGGATGGCGTGACGGTGAGTTGATAATTGTTGGTGGTCGTCCGTCGATGGGTAAGTCAAGTCTCGGTTTACAGTATGCATGGAATGCAGCTATTGCATTACGAAAGGAAGAAAAGCGTACCGGGGTTCTAATCGTTAGCGCAGAAATGTCTAAGGCTATGGTTACCGCTAGAATGCTTAGCATATACAGTGGAGTAGACAGCCAATCTATACAGTCAAAGAAACTATCTAGTTACGATAAAGACAGTCTCTCAGTTGTTGCTCGAACAGCCAAGAGCCTAACAATACAAGTAGTTGCTGATCAAACAGTTACACTACAATCGATCAGGGAAGCAGCCAACAGCATGAAGAAAACTGCCGAGGTTGGGTTGATTGTAGTTGATTATCTACAGATGATAACGATGCCAGCAAATGTCAAGTCCGAAAATAGGACTAGAGATATTGGTGTGATTAGTCGTGGACTGAAAGACATTGCCCGTGAGTTTAACTGTCCTGTGATAGCACTATCATCATTATCTCGTGCAGTGGAGCAACGACAAGACAAGCGACCAATGATGTCAGACTTGCGTGAGTCTGGTGATATTGAATCAGATGCAGACGTGATTCAGTTTATTTACAGGGCTGGATACTATGAAAAGAAACAGGCAGATGATCACATAGATGATATTGATAAAGCAGAAATCATAACGGCTAAGAACCGTAATGGTAGAACAGGCGTATCACTTCTCAACTTTGAGAGCAAATACGCCCGATTTACAGACTTTACGTTAGACGACCTGTTTCTTTAAATAGACCTTTTTTTGGTCACTATTGACGATACAGTCAAAACCAAGATTACGGGCAATATCTCTGACAGGTGCATACGATTTGCCATCACGTAAAATACACTGAATGGCCAGTGCTTCACCGTTGAGGACTGGCCCATCTTCCCAAGCCAATACAAAATCATCCCCAATGACAAGCCGAACAAAATCACGGACAGGCGCGAATGTCCTTCCGTTTTGTACCAATGCAAAAATGTGTTTGTCTCCATTGACTATCTTCCAATCTTGTCCGTTTTGAACAAGAGACCACGGTCTAATAAAGTAAATAATGTCTTTATTTCGGTTTCTGTACAACGGACGGTGAGCTACTTCATATCCATTACGACTTCCATCGTTATTACTGTTCCCCTCAATTGAATACCAAACACCCGCTTCATCTTGACCTTCTACTATTCCAATATGAAATGCGTCTTGCTTGCCATTTGGTAATGTTTTAACTAGTAAAACAAGATCACCCGGCATGGGAGCACGATGAAGTACGCCATGTTTTTTAGCCACAGCTAACCAGACATCGCAGTCTGCACTAAAGCATAAAGGCCAATCCAAACCACTCTTACTTTCCCATTCCGATGCTACACCGCTTACAAATGACGCACACCAAAAGCTTCCAATAGGAGCGTTGACCAAAGTGTTCCATCGATCAATCAATGGTCCGCAGTTACTACCAACAGGTTGTTCACTTACTCCGATGTATTTTCGTGCAATATCTACAAAGCTTTGCATTACTGACCAACTTCCTCAATAATTTTCTGAACATCTTCATTATTCAGTGGTTCAAAATTCTTTTTGTATCGACGTTTTTGTCGCGCACGTAATCGTTCAGTCCTATCCGTACTCTCAAATATAATAGGTGACGTAGGCATTCCCGGATATTTAATATCCTGCAAAGTAACATCCCCACTATCTGGAATACCTTCCCATAATCCAGCTAATCCATGCTTATTAATCATGTCAATAGCATTGGGGTAATCGTATTGATACTCCATCATTTCTTTCAACGCTGCACCACCAGACGTTTTAAGTATCTTGAGTCCAGCTACATCATCTACAAATGGACTTTGATAAGCATTTTCAATACCAATCAATCTTCCAAACATATTCATTCGTAAATTTGTAACCTTTGGATCATATTCCAAATTCAATTCTGGGGAGCGATAAATCAATTGCTCTAGTTCACGTAGGAAGTTCTGTATAGGAATAATTTCATGATCTATCGCCATTCGACTTGCACCATTTGGGTATTGTGCCAACACTTTGCGCAACAATAGTTCGTAAGGATGTCCTCGCATTGATGACAAAATTTGATCTTTATTTGCGCGTAAATATTCTAATCCCGGATGCTTTTGGAATGATGGCTTACCATCAAATTCCTGCCCAGTAATCATACTCCTCATAGTGCCATACATTGGGTTTAATCGATCAATAAAATAAAGTTTAGTCATTTCCTTAGCAATAGCTGCTGGAGGTGCCATGCCATCATTAATGTTTTGCTCAATATTTAACGCTGGAGTTACTAAAAACTTCTGCCATCCCATAATTGCTGGAGGATAGTTAATCTGTACATCACCAATAGTACGTACGCGTCCAGCAGCCCTTAAATTATTTTTATCAATGATTGGCTTCGGTTTAACAGTCCACATCATTGCATCGCCTTCGTCTTGTACTCCAGCAATGTGTGTCCAAATAGTGTCGCTTACTTGTTGCCCAGCTTTTTTAGCAATAGCAGACTTGCTTACTTGAGCAATAACCTCATTATTAATCCAGTGTAATGTAGCCAAACCAATCAATGCTGTAGAAACACGTCGTAAATATTCAGCACCCGGAGTAAATACACGGGTACCTGCTTTTGGAGTATTAAACTGCAAAGCGTCAAAGAAACGAGCTTGTGGACCAACGTCTACAACGTTGTAACCAATACCTCCATCAAATTTCTTCAATATAGGTCGCATTGCATTATTAAGCATCATTCCACTAGCTAACTGCAATGCAGCTGGAACAAGAGTAATATTCCCAACCGCCTTAAACCAGTTTGGAGCAGTGTACAACTGTGAAGCTGTGTAATACTTTTCTTGCAACTTAGGGTTTAATCCGGGATCTGTACCAGCAGGTACACCTGTAAGAGTGTTTAAAACACGGGCGTAATTCTTTTTGTACTGCGTAGCCACGTATTCCATTTGCCCTCTACTTGCATTATCCCCTAATGCAAATGCTGGCAAATTGTTATCAATATATGCAGCATATTCAAGCATCATCTTGATACGCAAAATATCTGTACTCATAACACCAGCGCGTTCAGTAGCTCCAACTAATGGGTATCGTTGAGCAATAACGCCCTTTCCAATAAATTCACTTTGTGAAAGTTGAATAGGAATATCCTCCATAGCCATTGCTGGATTTAAAGCATTCATTGCCGATGCTGCTTCATACCACTCACCATATTGTGTTGATAATCCAAGTTCATTTAAATCAGCAATTGTATATGCACGTTCAGGCATGTTAACTCCTGAGATTACAGGTTTAACATATTTTCCACCTACAGTTCGCTGATGAATAAACGGTATACCTGCACCAATCCTACTTCCCGGAGTGCCGTATTTGTCGAATAATCCCTTAATGACTCCGTGATATGCCTTGTCTCCATACGCAGTATCTTTTGAGTGGCCAAGGAAAAAGCTTGCCATTTTTTGCAATGGCGTAGTACCAAGCATTTTTTGAGCACCCGGCTTAGTAAAGTTTGGAGCAAGTCCCGCAAGCCCATAAAATTGCATCGCTGTATTTTTGGGATCCATAAATGTGACCATAAAGTTCTGAAGGAATGGTCGCGCAAAGTCTAAGCTTAATCTCTGAACAATGTTTGTAGCGTTAAGTTCAGTCCATGCACCATTTAAGAATTTATTTAAACGAGTCCGTCCCGGTATGACTCTGTATTGCAATGCACGTAATTGACCCGGACTTAAACCAAACGATGGAGTAGTTGATCCAGAACTAAACAATGTATTCCCGACACTTTCAAAATCAGCTGATGGAATAGACATGTAAACATCTTTTCCATCTACAGATATGCCAATTTGATTATTGTCAGGGTCATTCTTTAGAATTAAACGTTCTGGCTCACGCACTACAAACATTTTGTCAACAATATCTGTATAGCGCTGTTGCCTCCATTGATTAAATGCTTCTGGATCAGAATGTACATCCGGATCATATGGCTCAAGTCCATCTACTAAATTCATTTCTTCTTGCGTAAACGGATCGATGGCATCTTCAAAAATATCACCACTACTCAACCATGTACCCTTGCGAGCATTATTTACGATAGCCGATTGAGTAATGTCAATCTCAGCACCAGAATCTGGCTGCAATATCTTAGACACACGATAATCGGCGCCCATTTTTGTTCGCCACTCTTTAGGTATGATTGTTGGGTCGTTTTGCTCAGCTTCTGCTACCAACATTTTTGCTACAAAAATGTCATGTGGAACAATAGAGTTTTGAGCTAAATTGTCAAGGCGTTCATATGTTTCAGCAGAAGCGTCTGGCATGTATGCCTGTGCAGCAAGACGTATCAAATCTGATGCACTTTGTTGACGATACTCTTGAACACTTTGTAGTTGTGTAATAGTGCCGTTGTCGTCAGTAATAGACCTGTAACTACGGAATGGGTTAGATAAAAGTTGAACAGTATATGGTACTGATGGGTCAACCTCAGCTTTTGGGTCAACAATCTTCATTCGCAACGGACTAGTTATTCGATATAAGTAGATTCCTCGCTCAAGAGAAGGATCATGAAATGGAACATTACGCATAATGACCACTGATCCATCACGTAAAAAATTTGTTTTTTCTACAGGAGATAACGTATTGATATCAAACAATCCCTCCGGAACACTTCCGTTGACGGCTGCTTGATACTTCATTCGATATCCGGGTGTAGTTATTGGATATCTATTACCAAGCACATCTCCTTTAAGTAATGTCAGTGGATTACTTGGGTCAACAACTACGGGGCGAGATTGATTTAAAGCAAAATCAACGTTGTACAATCCGCCTGACCCATCTCTCATCAATAACTGTTTCTGCGTTTTAAACGAGTTAGGAACTAGCGTATACTTTTGACTCTTCCAATTGTAACGAGCAGATGACATTTCACGTTCTTGCAAATCAAGAATATGTGCAGTTGCATACAGCAATTGGCTTGCTTTCTCATTGACTGCTGGATTAGGGTCTGCTAGTTGTTTAAGAAAATTAGAATAACCAGCAACGTTATTGCGACCAAATACCACATCACGGACACGAGATAAGGCATATGCAGCACCAGTTGAACGATAGTAATTGTCTGCAAATCGCAATTCTCTACCATTCATAACTGTATCCATTATGTCAATCATCTGTAATGGATAACCCTGTGTAAAGAAATCACCGACATTGTTTCCGCGTATAGGCATTTCCATAGCTGACAATGCATCTATAGCAGTCGGTTGACCGTTGTAATCTTGCACGGATGTTGTAGCAAGTTTTAATTCGTCAGGTAAACCTTCATTGAATGCTGCAACAAGATTTGCTATTCGGTCATGCATTGTCATGTTGCGATCTGCTCGCGTAGTACGACCAGTAAAAGGCTTTGCAAAAGCATAGTACATGTCATAAGCAAACTGCTCTAACATATCCTGCCGAACAGTTGGATCATCTGTTTTGTGATCTAACGCATTATTTAATTGATCAAAAAACTGAACCAATCCCTTATACTCTGGTGCATCAACATTTAAAAGGAACTCGTTGGAAGACTCGTCATATGCAAATCGTGAGTCATACATCATTTGATCCCGGCCAATAGACATACGGAACAATCCATTATTGTAAATAAAATCACCTACTGGATTAATGGCATTATCATTCAGTCTATTTAAAAAGTCGGTTCCTTCAAGCGTAATACCGCCTTCGTCATTAATTAATCCCTGCGTCATCATGTGGTCGAGAATGTCTGCCTCTACAGATGCACGTCCAACCTTCATCATTCCACGCATATCTACGCCAGCTGCTCGCACATGCTTAAACTGATCAGCAAAATATGCGCCAATACGATCAGCAGCAGTTTCAGTTGAAGGACGATTACCTTGAAAATCTACTGATGTTCCAGTTAAAATTTTCTTTTCCAAAGCAATTTGATCAGAATAATCTGTTAAGCCAACTAGTGTTTTTTGCACTTGCGACACACGTCGATTAATGTCGTACAACACTGCAGAGAACTTACTGTTGTACTCTCCTGAGTATCCGTG